TGTATAACAAGGGGTTACGATAATTTAAAAAATTAACAACAATGGCTAATTATACAGCAGACCAAGCCCTTAATTCAAAGAACTGGGGATTCACAGTAAGAGATGACTCATACTGGAGAATGCTTGGTCAGAATATTTGGAATGACCCACAGTTGATATATGAGGATGTTTTGAAGACTGGTGCAATAAGAGGAACAGAAAACTATTCAAAGGACGCTTATTTTTCATACGGAAGCCCAGAGCCATACTTTGCACAGGATAGATATATCCCTAACTCAAATTATGTAATAGAGGCAACTAAGAACTTTGACCCTAACACCAACCCATTATATCAAAATAATGTATACAAACAAGGTGTCCAAAGAATCAAAGTAAATGGAGTTAGTTTGCCATCTCCTAGAGAATCAATGGACCTAGGTTCTAGGTGGCAGAGTGAAAAAGTTTTAGGAACAAGACCATCATGGGGAACATACTCAACTATTGTCCCAAACGAACAAACAAGTTTCCTTGATAGAATAAACCCACAAAATCAAAAGCATTTGAGGATGGGTCATTTTGAGTCTGGAGAAGCAGTTGGAAAGAAGTTTATAAATCCCTTGCAAGGTTTTCAAGGAGGACCGCCTAAAGTAAACTGGCTATTTGATTATACAAAGCCGTTTATGAAAACAAGCCCTATGCAACATGTTAAAAACGCATGGCACATAGCAGAAACTGTCGTTGCACAGCCAGAAGTTGCTAAGGCGGCAAATGTAGCAGGAAAGACTTTAGCAGTTGTTGGTGGGGCTCTTGAGGTGGCTAAGGTTCCAGATAGGGTCAAGGGATACTACATGAACGCTTTAAAGAACGACCCGAACTGGAGGCCAGATGCTTCAGATAAGTTTGGCATGTCACTATTTGCTGGATTGGAGACTGCATTGAACTTTGGTTCGATAGGTTTCTATGACCAAAAAGAACGCATCTACAATGACATGACATCTGGGGCTGGCTACGGAAAGGGTTATTACGGAACAATGGTTCCTCCATCTGGCACTACTAGCGTTCATTATAATCCAGAATCGAGATACGAAAGACAAGGCGTATCATTTAACCATGTATATCCTCAAGCACCTCAATGAGATACATTCTAGCGTCAATACTACTGGTGGGCTGTTCTTCTACGGAGCCAGTCACACCAGTCGCACCAGTCATAATCAATAACAAGGAGAAAGACACATACATTGAGAAAGTCGAAACAGTCATTTCTGACTCGGCTTCAGCCCTTACTGCTGTCGCTCCTTCCGTATCTTCTGGAGTTGCTAGAGAACTTGTTGAAAACCAAATCACAAGGCTCAGCGGAATCAGCAAGCCGACAGTCGAAAGAACAGACGCTTATCGAAAGATTCTTAGCACCAACGACCAGTCAGCGGTCAAGAAAGACAAAGAAGAAGCGTTGAAGATTGATTCTGAGGTTAACAAACTGTGGACTATAGTAGAGGAGCAGGAGACTGCAATTGCTATCGCCAATGAGATGGCAGAAAACGCTGAGAAACAACATCAGTTAGAGTTAAAAGAAAAGATACTTTGGAAGTTTAGCACAGCGGGTCTAGCCATGTTTGTCATGGGGCTTGCTATTGTTGCGTTCACTCCATTCAAGAAGAACGGAGGAATATTTATGGCTGGCGGTTCGCTTGCCATGGCATCCATGTGGATATTTGACAGCAAGTGGTTTACATGGATTGTCGGAGTGTCTATCGGCCTAGTGATTGGCTCGATAGTCCTTGGGATAATCAATCATATTCGTCCTCGTCCACAGGTTCGTGATACACAACAGGGTGAAGAGGGGAAACAGGCTTGAAGTCGATATTGTAATCGACCCACGCCTCTGCGGAATTGTCATCCCATCCATTCATTTCCATGAATGCTAACACAAGCCTGTCGTAGTTATACTCGACAGCACCTGTGGTAGGAACCTTACGCTGGATAGCCCAGTCAAGCCACTCTCTAGGCTCAAGCATGATGCAACCCTTGTAGAGTTCATCATTTGCCTTTATCTCTTCTTCAGAGAGTTTCCTTGCTTTGAGCATTTCTCTTCTCGGTTCGATGTCCGTGTTCCTTCCAGATTTCAAACTTCTCGTCATTGAGTCCGTTGATATACTGGAGCATTGGCAAGCATGCCTCGATTACCTTGGGGCTTACGCCAAGGAGAACGGATGCACCCACGATGGAGGAGTTATGCTTCTTCTCCTTAAGGACTTTGTTATTATCTGTATTCATATTCTTTGAGCAGTTGGTCACGCTTGGCCTTGGCCTTCCCCAAGTCAATATCAAGAGGATGCGAGATGCACTTTCCGTTCTTGATAAGTTTGAAATAATACCTGCCGTGGGACTTTTGCAGATGATGGTTCTCATTCATCGTGGCTCGTTCCTTCATTGTAGGAAGGTTAACAGGCTCGCTGAATGTCTTAGCGTCAAGCATACGCTCGATGGTCTTTCTGGACAGCCCCAAGGCAAGTCCACGCTCTATAATATCTTGGTTCATTTTTTGATGCGGTAGTGAGGAATAGGTCTGACAACTAAGCCAGATTTAGTTTTAAAGTTTTTAACCTCCAAAAGGTTTTGGGCAACATATTTGCTGAGAAGCCGACTGCAATGTTGTTCTCCAACATTCCATTCGCTCGCCCATTGTCTTCTTGTCTTGAATCCTTTTGGGGGATTATCGATGTTCCTGTTCTGGAAAATGGTTTCCAGTTTTCTAAGTTTGATTCTGTTCACAGTCCTTTGATGGAATAGATGAATTCTTTACCGACTCGGTGGGCTTGCCAGACCTTCCAATCAGACCCTTGGGTGAACCCATAAGTCCATCCGCTACCCCACTTGCTGGTCCCCAAGCGATTCTTAGCGTATGCCATGGCCTTCTTGTCACACAGACAGCCACCAGAGAAGCCAACGGCTCCCCTGTGCCTTCTGGCGTTGATTTGCTGGATGCTGTGAAGATGTCCCATGATGACAGCACCTTCAGCCTCCGCATAATGGATTGCATGCTCTTCTACGGCTCTCACTCCGCAGGTATATCCATGCACGAAAGCAACCTTTCCTATGCGGTGAACGCCAGTCTCCGCATGGTAATCGTAAATCTTCTTACAGCCCTTTGCCTTAAGGTGGTTGTAGATGTCGGACTGCAAGTCCATGCAGTAGTCCTTAAGCATGCCGTTGGTCGAGCCCTCGATAATCTGGTTCAACCTATCGTCATGGTTGCCGTTCATAAAAATGGTAGGCTGAACCCTGCTGATGAAATCCTTTCCAGCCTTCACATCGGATACAAGGGACTCATCCTCTTCCTTCCTGCCAGCACCCCTGCGGATACTGCGAAAGTCAAAGTTATCGCCTAAGTGAACAATCTCTATTCTGTCATTCCCTTTGCTGAACCAGCGGAGGAACTTATAGAACTGCTGAGCCACATCCTTGTCGATATGGTCACCATGGTTATCGCCCACGGCTACGAACTTAATCATTTTGGACATAGATTATTTGATTGGATGCCACTTATTCCAAGGCTTGGACATGAGTTCGTTCCACCTGTCTCTGTCGGCTTTGGTAGCCTTCTCGACACGCTGGACTTCTTCCCATGTAAGACCCTTCTTAATGAAGCGGGTATTCTTACAGGACATGCCTACTTGTTTAGGATGCTTCATTGCGGATTCCAAAGGTATCGTTGCGGATAAAATGAAATTGGTCAGAAAGGAAATGACGCAGGCCACCATCGTGGTCAAGCACAATGGCGAACACATCATTAGAGAATGTTCCTCCGTCACGGACATACACCAGCATGCCGTAACCAAGCGTTGTTTCTACAGGCATAGGATTACGGAACTCGTAAATCACGGCTACGCTTTGCTTGCTTGTTAGCGACAGGGTAATACTTGTCCAGTTCTTCAAGGATGCCCTTGAGTTCCTCTGGACTGAAAGAGGCATGCTTGCCCCTGCCCAATGCTTGGGAGCCTACCATACGCAGAAGCCTAAGACCTTTAGTCTTTTTCTGGTAATTCATTTTCCCAAGCGTCCATTTTCTTTTTCAAGGCTTCCAGCATATCCAAGGCAAGTTCAAGGTCTTGAACAGAGATACCAAGGATAGTGGAAGCCTCTAAGATTTTGTAGGGCGTAAGTTTGTTCTTAGGCTTCTTAGCCATTAGAAGGGAACCTCATCCTGCCCCTGCGACTGACCGCTGGAGGCCATTTCATACAGGGCTACGGCAGTTGCCTTCAACTTAGCATCCTTAGCCGTCACTTTGCCAGTCTTCTCGTAAGGACGAGGCTCCCACTTGGTAGCCCAGTAGGTCAAGTCATTAAGGCCAAGGTCACCGATAGCGGTTCCCTTGTTGTTTCCAAAAGGAACAGGAATAGAAGGGTCGATATCTGCGACACCACTAGGAACAGGCTCACTACGAGGAGCAGGAGCAAGAGCAGGGGCAGAGACAACTTCTGTAGGCTTAGGGCCATTGTAGGACTTGTTAGGGATAAACTTTCCAGCAGGAGCAGAGGTGGTCTTCACCTGTCTGTCGGTTTCTGCATCGTCATCGTCCAGACTGATACCCGCAATGGAGGCCAGCGAATATCTACGGATGTAGGAATAGATGCTACCTGCATGCTGACCCTGCATGCCCTTGTCGCAAGGGATAAGAGCGTTGCTAGAGATGGAGCCACCATCCTTGTGCAGGATGATATTGCGGACACCTACCACATCGATATCACCGACAGGCATCTGAAGGATAGCCAGACCATGCTTGTGAGCAAGGGGCTTAAGATATTTCAGATGGGCTTGGAGACTGGCGAACTTATTTTTAAAATGAGGGTTATAGTCATCAGCAGGGATATCCTCTGCTTCATGGACAAAGGCAATCAGAGCCTTGACGAGACTGAGTTGTTGTTCGGGAGTATTATCGGTCATGCGGGTGGGATGGTTATAGGTGTAGGAAGAAAAGGAATCGAATACGCTCATGTGGTTGATTGGCTTGTTATACCATAGTAGTTTCTATTCGTCAAGGGGTATTTTAAAAAAAAACTCTCTCAACCTACCACAGTCGAGAGAGTCCAAACCTTTCGGTTATTGTCTGCATGAATCAACCCACAGAACGAGAAAAGTATCTCATGTTTTTCCGCATCGGTCAACCCCCGATGATATCAAAATAATCTCGCATTCTTCTGATGATTGCAACGCCAGTTTCCTTGTTGGTGAAGCGGTCAAGCAATGTGTCACCAGTATAATTTGTGGTGATGATTGTAGTCCGCAGGCCAGAGGTTCGCTCATCGATTACAGCAAACAGGTCAGTCTCCATGCGAGCAGTCAGACGCTCCTTGCCAAGGTCATCCAAAGCCAGCACCGAACAATTAATCAAAGTGTCAAGAACCTTAGAGTGCTTCTTCTCATCAAAGCCTTTCTCAATGAAGCCCTCAAACTTACGCATCTGGAGGAATAAGGTATCAGTATGGTTGTAGACGAAATACTGATTATACAGCCACCAAGCCGCACGACTCTTGCCAATGCCTGTCTGCCCATGCAGAACCACGCCACACTTTTCTGGCTTAGGCTCCCACTTCTTCACCTTACGCATGAAGTCGTTAAACTCCATATCCGTGTTTCGGAAGGCCATAGGGGTGTCTGGATGGATGAAATCTCCAATCCAGATAAGCCCTTCCTTCTCAAAGACCTTGGCGTAGGAATGGGGATACTTGAGAGCCCAAGCCTTTTCATAGCATTCCCCGCAGAGAGTCATCTTCAGAAACTTCTGCGTGGTAGGGACATAGATAGGATATCCAATCCTATCGCAATGGTGGCACTTTGGAGCCGTGTTAGAAGCCATTTTGGTGCTGAGCCTTGGTGGTTACATGCCCCGCCTGCTTAAACGAGCCCTGCAAGGCAAACAGACCCACCCAGCCCTGCTTGATGCTCTGGTTGATGGTAGCGATTGCCTGTGCCTCCGTCAGAACACGCAGGTCATTCAACTGCATGTCAATAGTCCTGTCGGTCATGGGCTTCTTCTTCTCCTTGCGGTAAGCCACCCATGCATCCCATGCCTGTCGGAAAGAGCCTCCATGAGGAAGCATATGATGCACCTCCTTTGTATCTCTTTTACTCTCAGTATTATCTTCTTGTCTATTAGTAGCCGATTTTTCGGCTGGGGGGTAGCCAGTTTCTCGGCTGGGGGTAGCCGATTTTTCGGCCCCCTTAGTCTGGGGCTTGGTAAGGCCAAGAGACGAGAATGTGATGAGGATTCTGTATCCGTTGTCACCCTCTCTGCGGAAGACAAACTTGTTGTCGATGAGAGCAGAGATGTGGTCTTTGACTGTGGACTCAGAGATGCCACAAGCGTCTGCAAGGTAGGCATTGGACGCATAGCATCCGTTGTTACCATCGAGGCATTGGATGACACCATAGAGCAGTTTAGCCATAGGGCTGATGTCAGAGTTAAAGACTTCTCTGGGGATGTAAACACCCCCAAAGGTAATCTTGTCATTTGTGGTAGGACTGTGGGTCATAGGATTATTTTAATTTGATGTTCTGTTCAAGCATCTGCCATCCGTCTCCCTCGACATAGGCACGAACAGTAATGCAGAGACTGTCGTATTCAAAACTGGCGTTGATGGTATACTCATCACGCTCAATAGTCATGTTGCCCTTATTGGACAGCATGTCATCTTTCCAGTCTTCCATGAAGTTGACGATGATATTCTCAGCCCAAGCACCATAGCCAAGGCGATTGATTTGGTCTTTCATGTTATCAGACATCGATGATAGTGCTGTTGGTGTCGTAGCCCATCCACATTTCGTGTTCAACGCAATGCTGGATTTGAGCAATGGCAAGAAGCATCTTCTCTCTGGACTTCTTGAGGCTGTTCACCGAAATCTCGAAACAACGCACACCATGAGGCGGGTTTTTCTCGACCATTATGAAGATAAAACGGAAGTCTGGATGTCCGTTATGCTCAAGGAGCATGACATACATAGCGTTCTGAATGGCATACATGTTGTCCAGAATCACATTCTTGACCTCATACATGTTCGACAGGTTAGCGTTGGTGGTCTTAAGGTCGAGGATGATACGCTGTTCCCAGTTCACCCAGTCCATGCGTCCCTTGAGTTTCACATCCTCGTAAGGAAGGACATCAGAGAACACAGAAACTTCAGCGTCACCCTTGCTGGTGACATCCATGAAGATGGGGTGTTGACGAACCTTGTCAGCCATGCTGGAGACAGAATCAAACTCCTCGTCATTGATGATAATCTTGCCAGCGTTATCCTCGACAAACTTGGCGTGGTCTGCCTTGTCTTGCGTCTTACGCATGTCGAACTTCTTGGACACGACAACTTCCTTGCTGAACAGGCTAGGCTGGAAGCAGGCAAGGTGAGTAGCAGTTCCGATAAGCATCGGCTTGGTGACCTCTCGCTGTTCATCGAACTGTGCGATGTAATGTTCTGGAGAATAGAACATAGGCTTGAGGGTGCTTTGACTGATGCCGATTTCGGAACGATAGTCCGCATCTGGCATGTTTTTTACGATTCTGGTGTATTCGCTCATGTGGGTGAAGATGTATTGTTTACCACGAACACCTCGTAATGTCAATGAGTATCCGTGGGCCAGAGACAGAAAATAATTTGTGCGTGTGTTTGGAGCAGACGAGGGAATCGTCAACCATGTAGCCAGCCTCTACCAGACCATCGAGAACCATCTTCTCAAGGTTATCCAAATCGGGTCTGGTTGTCTTAGGCAACACATCAGTCTCACCCTTATGCTTCTTGAGGAAGGGATATTCAAAGGTGATTTCGACATACAGAGGGAAGTCGTATGGCTTCTCTGGCTTATCCTTCATAACCTTGGCAACAAACTCCTTCTTCCACCTGCTTGCCTTGCTGGATGCCATTTTTCCTACAAACATTTTCCCTGCTTTGTTCTTAAGAATACGCAAAGCACTCTGCTGAGTAGGGGAAGGCTCTATGTATACTGTGATTCTTTTCATAATATCAGTCGTTATTGGTGAATATTTCGTAAATAAAAATAGGAATAACAAGGAATACTGTGAACGCTACAGCGGCGGCGGTAATCGACATATGGGTTGCAATAGGACGATTCTTCTACACTATCTGCACATGGAGTTCAAGTCAAAACAGGAAATAATCAGCAATGACCAGAAGCAAAATCACACAGGTGAGAGGCTTCCAGAAGGGTTGCGTAGCCAGATTAAGCAGATGCTTTCAGAGGGTAAATCTCAGCGGCAAATACAGTCAGAGACAGGCGTATCAGCCCACACGATAGTCGGAATACGCAAAAGCATGCCAGCCCTTGACGAGAAGAGTTGGAAGAAAAATGTCATGGAAACTTTGCGTGATGTTGTGAGCCGTGGTGCGAGCAGATTGAGCGATGAGATTGATGACATCCCCATCACAGCAATGCCTGTTTCATTGGGTATTCTCATTGATAAGATTAATGTCCTCAATGACCAGCCCACGGCTGTGGTCGAGCATCGTATGCGTATCACGCACGATGAGATAAATAATATTTTGCTAGATGCTAATGTCATTGACGAAAAGCCCTTGACAGAATCGTGTAAGTCTGGCAGTCTTGCCGAGAACTCACATGAGCAACGACAAGATATTCAACAACAAGAGGGAACTTAACCGCTTCCTCAAGCACACCAACAAGTTCTACGAGAACATCAACAACATCGATGATGCGTTTGATGCTTTCGCCAAGGACAATTGCATCGATGCCTTTGAGGTAATCGCTCGCAACTGCAAAGACCCTGCGATTGGTTTCCCCAAGGAAGGTAAGGCTGGCTGGGCTAACACCCGCAGAGCCTATCGTGAGCATTGGGCTAAAGCAGACATTGCCATTCAGTCCTGCCTGTCCGAATGGAAGCGTAGGAAAGATATGCGAGCCTCTTGACACTAATCTGCCAATAGAGTATAACATCATCTCTCCCATGAAGAAGACCCGCAAATCCCGAAAGGCAACCACGCTGTGCATCAAGCAGGTTCGGAATATCATCCGTTCCTATGGCAAGCAGGCGAAACCCGAATTCATCGAGGCGTTTGAACGCTTTGTGAATTTCAAACTGCGACAGGCTATCGAAACCCCCAACGGCAAGGCCAAGCGTCTTGATGCTACTGTCGCTGGATTCTGTTTCGGCAACCATTGATTAATCTGACCCTGTAGTTCAACGGATAGAACATCTGCCTTCTAAGCAGAATATCTTGGTTCGATTCCAAGCAGGGTCAATTTTCACCCACATTTCCTACCACACCATGAATAAAGATTACGAAACGGAAGTCATCATTGATGGCATCCCTTATGCAGTCGCTTGCGAACTTGAACTTGAAGTTATCGATGATGGCATCGGTGACTATGAATATTGGGGCTCCAAAGGCACAGACCATAATTATGTATGGGACTTGGCTGATTACTCTTTTGAAGCCTATGATGACAAGGGAAACCTTGTTGAGGATTTAGTTTTAAAGGTTAAAATCGCTTTTGCTGTTGAGAAGAAAATCCTCAACTACATTGCCGAACTCCCCATCGAAAAAGAATCTTACGATTCCGAGGAGGACACCTATTGACTTTAATTCGCACACCTGCGATACTATTCACCTTCACCCACCGATATGAATACCGATACTAACTACCTCAACGATAACGCTGAAGCCGAACAGCAACTTGATGCCAAAATCAAGGAGCGAGCCCAGCACCCCAAGATGCTGGAACTGTCGCAAGACAGGAAGGACAGCAAGTCCTACTACATCGTAGCCTACAAGACGGCCTTTAGCGACAGCGTGAACCAACTTTGGCACATGACCGCTATCGAGGCTATGGGCTTCATCACCAAGGAAAAACTGGTCTTTGGTGTCAACCAATACAGCGTTATGAAGGTCTGCGTTAATGGCGATATGTTCCCCAAGTTCAAGGATATCACTATCCAAGAATTGCAGGATGAGTCGTTCATGGAGAGCAACCACGCCATCGCTCAAATCACAGCCTCTTGACAGGGGCTTGTAAATCTACGATACTTCAATCCTCAACCCACACCTACCACATGAGCAAACGAGAAATCCAACTGGCTGTCACACAGCACTTCACCAAGCCTGTTCGCATGACCTATGCGAATGGAGAAGACCAGACCAAGACCAACGGCTTTACTGTGAATGTCACAGTATTCAAGCATGACGCAGACGCTACGCACATCAGCGGTGCGTGGGAAATCTGTAGCGATGACTCCTCCTGTTACGGAGAAGGAACGCTGTCCTTTGACCTGCAAGGCAACTGCTTTGATTACGATGGCTGTTATGACCTGTCTCACCATGTGTGCGACATCCTCAACGCTAACGGATACAACGCCAAGGAAGTCGATTCTCGCCTCTTCTAATCACATGGACAACACCCAGATTCAAAGTATTGCCGTAGACGCTATTCACCGCATAAGCAGGGAGGCAAAGATGTGCGTTTTTATTTTAGTTGATGAAGATTTGGCTATGTGTGATGGCTACGAAAGCCTCACGCAGGATGAGAAGGAGCAAATCTATGACAACTTCCATGAAGCAATGTTAGACCACTATCACGAAATCATGGAGCAAGCGGTTCGTGATATCATCGATGACCGCAACGATTGACATAACTCTGCACATAGACGATACTGTTCACCTCAACCCACCTACCACATATGAGAAACAAAGAAATTCGATACGACTACCAAACTGAAGCGGAAAAGGCTTCCTCTCGGAAACATCGTGAGGAGGTATACGAAACCAGAAACAAAATCCTGTCTCACGGACATAAGGACAGGGAGGAAAGCCTTATGCCTTACAGAAACGCATTGCAGAAACAACTTGATGCCATGACGGAAGCCTGTGCTTCTGATATGTCCAAAGAGAGCAATGAGGACTTGGAGCAAATTGTTTTTGCCATTATCAACGACTTGCTTGGTGAGGCTCAAGACTGCAATAACCACCACATGGATTCGCACACCTTCTTTGTCCTGCGACAGGCTACGGCAATCAAGGAATACCTCAAGAGAGCCCCCCTTGACATTCCTCCACAGTCTTGAGATACTGTTCACCTTCACCCACATCACACACATGGAATACACCGATTCTGAAAAACTTATGAACCGCATCAAGGCGTTGCTCTCCCTTGATGAAAACACCACCCGATTCGGGGAAGGTGACGAGGAGGTTATCCGCATTTACTGCAATAATTTCCACATCACGCATAAGGACATCACCACCGACACCCTCAACGACATTGAAGAGGCTTATCAAGGTGAATACCGCAATGGTAAGGAATTTGCGGAGCAACTGGTAGACGATACTGGTATGCTGTCCAATGTCCCCGATAACATTCGCTTTTATTTCGATTATGAAGCGTTTGCTAGGGATTTGTTCATGGGCGATTACTGGATTGAGGATGGTCATGTGTTCCTCAGTCTCTGAGGACACAGCCCATTGACATTGCTCTGCATCTGTGTGATACTGTTCACCTTCACCCACACCTACCATGTTCGTCCTCAACTACACCCATCGTCTTCACCTTAACAACGGCTCCGTCATCACTATCCCGCAAGGGACTGAAATGGTTCCTACTGGATTTAAACCCCTTTGGGATAAGAATGGCGATGGCAAGCGGACGGCTCGTTACTACATCAAGGATGCTGTTGCCATTAATGGTAATGGTAACAACTGGTGGGAAATCTCTGGTGCTTCCTTCCATTCCCACAAAGTTTCCCGCATCAGCAAGGCACAGTTTGCAGAGTGGAAGGCAACCCACCTTGACACTACTCTGCGGATGGGGTAATCTTCAATCGTTCACCCAACACCACCCACAACACACCTACCACACCATGAGCCTTAACTTCAAATTCCCCGATGGCATCGACAAGAGCCTTATCGAAATCCAGAGGGAGGACGGCCTTCATTGGCATCCTAGAGCCTCCAGCCTTGTCTACTACACCATGCTCCTCCAGCATGACATGAGTGGCGAAATGACCGATGCCAAGTTAAGGGAGATTGACCGAAGGATTCGGCTTATCGACCTGCACCATGACCATTGTGCTTACTGGGAAGGAACGCAGGGGTATCGCATCCAACTGGCTGATATTGTCACTTATTGGGGGCTTACTGTTAATGTCTGCCACCTGTCTGCTGGACGCTGGAACACCTACTACAATCGTTGCTTCACCAAGCGAATCGATGCCACAGCCAAGGACAAACTGCGGGACACCACCCGCAAGGCATACACCACCCGCCCCGCTTGACACTAATCTGCAACCCTGCGATACTGTTCACCTTCACCCACACCTACCACATGAGCAAATCCCGCACCAAACGCAACACAGCCACCCGCAAGCCGTTCAAGCCGTTCACCATTGACCACATGGACAGCATCACCATCCTGTCCCTGTATCAGTCCCTGCACATGGCTGACCGACACAAGATGTATCTCGCCCCCGCTTGGCTGGTTCGCCAGTCTGCCGACACATGGCTGGCAAAGGTTGGCGTAACCCTGCCCAAGGGAGCCCGATGGAAGACCATCCTCAACGAGGTTTGCGATGCCTATCGTGCCATCCTGCCCATCGATGCCGACAACAATCCCTTGCCCACCAAATCGGATTGATTTACATTTAATTTACATTTAATTTACATTTAATTTACCTTACTATACGCACGCACGCCCACACACAGGCACGCCCCACACACAGGCAGACAGGCACAGGCACAGGCAGACGCAGGCTCCCCGCAGGCTCCTGCCTACCCCTTGACCAGCCTCTGCCGATGGCGTAGACTGCTCTCGTCAATCCGACACCCACCCACCAAACACCACACCACACCATGACCGACACCATCACCCACCTGCTCACGCAGGCTCTCACCCAGTCCCTCAAGGACGCCCTCACGCCCATCGTGCGGGAAGCCGTCACGGAGGCTCTCGCCACCATGCCCCCAAAGGCTCTGGCTGACGAGACGCAGGCCGAGGACACCAGCCCCCTCCTTGAACGCATCAAGGCTCTGGAAGAGCAGGTTGCTGACCTCGAAAGCCAGATGAGCGACAAGGCCGACACCAACGACATCGAGCAGGCCGTAATCGATGCCATCGACAACGGCTCCTTCTCCATCGAGTTTCGAGGCTGACCCACCTGCCCACCTGCCCACCCTCTTGACCGAGGGCTGGGCATCTGGTAGGCTCTCCACATGACCCGCAGACACTTCAAGGCTCTCGCCCAAGCAATCGCCAGCCTGCCCCGCCAAGAGGACAGGGACAGGCTTATTGCCTACTGGCTCCCCTACTGCCAAGCCGTCAACCCCCGCTTCAACCCTTCCCGCTTCATCCAAGCCTGTCAGCCTGCCAAAGGCTAACGCCCACCCAACCCACACCATGCCCAGCCTCCTATCATCAACCATGCGGGTAACGCCCGCAACTGGGGATTCATCCAACCCCTTTCCCCCCTCATGCATCACCCTTAAAAGGGCTTAGGGGGGGAGGGGGTTGCCCTTTGCATCCATAAGGTCTAGGTATTCGGGTTACACCATGAACAATTTTTATGCAAAAAGGAACACGACCCGAACCTTTAGGTGAGGGTGAGGAAGGGGATTACTAAGGGGATTGTCAGAAACATAGTCAAGCGGGAAATGTAGATTGTGGATAATTTATATGATATAAGGTCAATGGAAGAAATCTGGTGGTGGTGAATCTGTCACTTGACTTAATCGTAAAAAGATTGTAAAGTCCGAGTGTTCTTTGAATTTGCTGGCGTTCTCCGTGAGAAATAGTAGCGGCATATGCGTTGTATAATGGGCGTTTCGCCAATGTTGTGTTGTGAAGAAGCATATCGCTGATACAAGAGTGGGCTGATACCCACCCGCCAGTCCATTTACATCAAGTAGCGTAATGGCAACGCACCTGCTTTGGGTGCAGGGGATTGCAGGTTCAAGTCCTGTCTTGGTGACTTTAGAGGGTTGGCAGAGTGGCCTATTGCGGTAGTCTTGAAAACTACTGGGTGTCAAAGCCCCATCCGTTCAAATCGGATACCCTCTGCTTTAATAGCGTCAATCCTTATTAAAGGAAAACGCTTTTGGCGTTAATAGCGTCAATGTTAATTAACACCTCGATGGTGTAATGGCAACACAGGAGATTTTGATTCTCTTATTCGGGGTTCAAATCCCTGTCGAGGTTCTTTCGGGGGTGTAACTCAGCGGTCAGAGTGGGCTCTTTATAAGGGCTAAGTCGGGAGTTCAATTCTCCCCACCCCTACTTTTAAATTTTATTGTATTATGAGTGAAAATATATCAGAAAAAGACCTTTCGGAAAGATTGGGCCTGTCAAGAGACGAGGTTCGCCTATGGCGTTCCAAATCTCCCACCAAGTATGTCTTCCAACAACAAAGCAAGAAGCCCAGCAAACTGTGGCCTTGGATGTGGACTAGCGATGGTGTTTCTTGGCTGACTGACCAACTGAATGCCGAAAGCGACACTATTGCCAAAGAACTTTATGAAGAAATTAAGCCAGAAGAAAAGGATGTTGAAGTTGTCCGTTGTAACTTTCCTAATCTACGATTTTTACTTGTCAAAGACAAACACGGCAGTCAGTTCTCCGTTGTTTGTAAGGACAACAGGGCTTTTCGTGTCGGAGTAAAGATTGCTGTCAAGAAGGACCGCATCGGCTGGTTCGTTAAGCGTAATCCCGCATATAAGCAAAATGGCTAAGAAGAAATCGTCTAAAAAGAACAAATCGCAGTTCAATGACGAGCAGTTTGAAGCCCACGCTTTAGACTCTCTTTCCAAAGACATGCGGACATGGGACATCCCTTGGTGCGTCTCTGTTTTTGGTAAGCCGAACTCCGATGATGTCAAGATAATGATTGCTGGCAAACCAGCAAACATTGACAAAGACCAGAATGTGCTGTTTATGAAGTCTCTGATGACTATTGCTATCATGGCCTTACAGGAAGGTCTTGACGATAAGAACCAGAGGTATGACATAATTGACACTTGACTATATAAAAATTTTTTAAACCTTGGTGGTTTATGTTGCCCTCTGACCCAAACGAATCAGAAGAGGATGACGAAATCCCCTTTGAAGAACTTATATGGCTAAAAAACAAGACCAATTTTCCAATATGCAGATGCCTCCTCTCTGGACTGGAGTTGCAGGGCAGGGCAACCAGAAGATATATTCGCTTGGGGGGAAGTGGTATCCTGCTGGCACAACCCTCCAGAGTGGTTACAAGATTGTCGGTGACGATGGGAAAGGAACCCTAAAGATGTCTTGGAATGGCCTTCCAGTTAATGTAGCCATGCAAGGGGCTACCATACAGCCATATACGCCACCACAGACTTTTAATCAAGCCCCTGCTTGGATGGGTGGCGGTGCTATGTCCACCCAAGAAGAAGAGATGGCAGGAATGTATAACCCTTATAGTGACCCTACTTTAGTTCTCCAAGAACAGGAAAACAGGAAATATAACGACATGATAATGTTGAAAATTAATCAAATTAAAAACAAGTATCCAAATCTTGAATTAACTGACATGGAAGGCAATTTCCGATAATATTTTGCCTTGTTAGCACAGCGGTAGTGCGACTGTTTTGTAAACAGTAGGTCGTTGGTTCAATCCCAACACAAGGCTCCTTTAAAATGACACCACAAGAATTAGCAAAATACGAGGCAGATGTCTCGAAACAGTATAGTAGTTGGGCTCCATCAATGATGAATGCCATGACCCTAAAGGGTTGGGGGCCAGAAGAAAAAGCAAACATCCTTCATCAGTTTAAGTTTGAAAGTAATGGCGTTCAGATGCGTCCAGAGAATCTGAATTACAGGCCAGAAGTAATTGTGGCTAAGTTTGGAGACAGGCCGCATTTTGCTGGAATGAATCCAGCACAAAAACTTGCTGAAGCAAAAAGAATTGTATCACTTGGTCCTGTTGCGATTGCAGATGCGGCCTATGGTGGCATACTTGGTAACGCAAGAAATGAAGGATATAAATACAGAGGAAGAGGATTTGTCCAACTTACTGGAAAGGAAAATTATCAGAAAATTGGTGAAAGGCTTAAACTCGACTTGGTAAACAACCCAGACCTCATATTAAAAGACCCTAAGATTGACGAAATGGTTTCACTTGAATACATGAAGTGGAAACAAGAGCAATTTGGATATGACTTTAAGCAATTAAGACAGGTTTCAAAAGCGATAACTCCAGAAAAATTTGAACACAGAATGGAACTCGCTGGCAAGAGAAAGATTGTTAAACTTAACTCTGACTATATAGGTGCAATGACTCCAGCAGAAGACGATAAAACTCTTGCTCTTCTAAAGGAAGGTAAGATATCTCTTCAGACATATTACGAAAACAGAGGATGGTAATGAAGTTATCTGAGCATCCAGTCTTGGTAATGCCTACGCAGGAGCAGATAAAGTCTCTTGTGGAAAAGCATGGAAAGGATTTTGTAGCCACTCTATTACAGAATAGAGAAGACAAGATACAGGCTGAAAAACTTGACCCATACAGGCATGGTTATGAACCAAAGCATTGGCATGACGCAGACACGCTTATGTCATCATTTGATGAGATATGCGTGATGGGTGGCAATCGTGCTGGCAAGACAGAATGGGCGGCTAAGAAGGTAATGCAGATTCTTACCAGTAAGCCAGACGCAAGAGTTTGGTGTCTACACACAACCTCTCAATCTAGCATGCAGATGCAACAGAATGTCATCTGGAAATACATGCCTGCCGAACTTAAGACCGCCAAGAAAACCAAGATTACCAACATCTCGTATTCCCAGAAAAACGGATTTTCAGACAACACATTCATTCTTCCCAATAAGAGCCAATGCTTCTTTATGAATTACGCTCAAGATAAGAAGGTTATTGAAGGTGGTGAAGTTGACTTTATCTGGTGTGACGAACTTGTGCCTCTTGACTGGATTGAAACATTGCGATACCGCATAGTTACACGCAGAGGAAAGATGGCTGTTACTTTTACGCCTGTGCAGGGTTTCTCGCAGGTTGTTAAAGACTATGTTTCTGGCTGTAAAATAAAAGAGCAACGGAAAGCCTCATTGCTTGATGCAAAGTCACAACATGTCTCTGGATGTGAAAATGGCAAGATGCCATACATAGCCCACTCTGTCAGAAAGAACTCAGCCTGTATTTGGTTTCACTCTGACCTTAATCCTTACAACCCATTTGACCAACTAGCCAAAACTCTTGAAGGGAAAAACACTTCTGAGATAAAAATTAGAGCATATGGCTGGGCTGAGAACACAATTGGCTCTCAATTCCCAAGATTTGATGACCATAACATTATAAAACATGACCAAATTCCAAAGGAAGGCACAGATTACATGGTTTGCGACCCTGCTGGAGCAAGAAATTGGTTTATGATATGGGCTAGAGCAGGAAAAGATGGAAATATTTACATTCACAGAGAGTTTCCAGACATTTCAATGGGCGAATGGACACTTCCAAGCGAAAAACCAGACGGAAAAGCAGGAACAGCACAAAGAAATGGTGCTGGACGAGGCATTGACGAGTATAAACTGCTTATTCGTGAGTTGGAAGGCGATGAAAAGCCAGAAAGACGCTATATTGACCCAAGAGCAGGTGCTACACAGGCTGTTGGGCGTGATGGAGGCACTTCTCTGATAGAATTGCTTGATTCTGGAGATGACCCGATGTTTTTTGAGCCTGCCGCAGGCTTACGGCTTGAAGAAGGCATCGCAATCATCAATGACTGGCTTTGCTATGACACATCACAGCCCAGAAGTCCCATCAATCAACCTAGGCTCTTCATTTCTGAAGAATGCGAGAACCTTATATACGCAATGCGAGAGTGGACAGGTGCTGATGGAGACAAAGGAGCATCAAAAGACCCAATTGACTGTCTACGATATCTCGCAGTCATGGCTCCAGAATACAACGATACATCTGCATACACTAGAGGGAATAATCAAGGTTATACATATTAAAGATGGAAAAGTATCCAATATTACTGAGCAAAGCGGAAGCCTCACAGATGACAGGCTTCAATAAGCAATACCTTGACAAACTTAGAAAAACAGGTCAAGTGTCCGTCTACATTACCAAGGGTGGTCATCACAAATTTTACAGAGACTCTTTAATCGAACATATTAACAATAATCTAAAAAATGGAATCAGAAAATAACTATAAGAACGGCATGCGTGATAAACTTGCGTTTGCCAGCGACACGCCAGACATCGAGGAACTGAACTTTGAGTTCAAGCGTTCCGTCTACAATGGCTCGTTTGCTACAGGTCTTGAGGCTGTCGATGACATGCGTTTTTGTCGTTGGGAAGGTCAATCTGATGACGGCAAGAAATATTCAGACTTCAGAGGCAACGGAAATCCTGCTATGCCGTTTGAAGGTGCTTCAGATGTAAGAATTAGACTTATTGATAGGGTTATTAACGAGGTTGTTGCTCTATGCGTGAACACTTGGAAGGCTAGTAAGATTCGTGTCACAGGAAACACCACGGAGGATGGGGCTCTTGCCGCCGCCTGCACTACGCTTCTGCAACATGTTATTGGTGGCAGACTTAAGATTGATTCCCTGCGTGAGGCTAAGTTGCTTGCTAACTACGCCAACACCTATGGTTGGTCAGCGATGTTTGTGGGCTGGGAGCAGGAAGTCGGTAAGCGTGAGCAAAAGATTACCATGACACAGATTGAGGAAGTTTGCATGGCGGCTCTCCAGCAAGACCCACAATCTATCATTGGTCAACTTCCGCAATACATCAGAGACGAGCAATCTAGAGACTTGGCTGTTGGCCTACTTCAACTTGCGGTCGATAACCTTGATGAAAATGAACTTGCTAGAATGGTCGATGAACTGAGAGTTAATGGTGAGACTAAGACCTTCATTGAGCAGATTACCAGAAACCTGCCTGTCATTACTGCCCTTAAGCCGTATGACGAAATCTGCTTCCCTCCAGAAACCATTGAACTTCAAAAGGCCAGAGTTATCTTCAGACGAGTCTACATGACGGAAGTTGAGGTTCGCTCAATGGTCAAGACTGAGGGTTGGGATGAAGAATATATCGAAACAGCCGTTAACACCGCTGGTAAGACGGCTTGGTATAATGACCCAAATATTACTCCTCCTGTCATGTTGCTGGACAACAGACAATATCGTAACAATAACCTTATAGAGGTAGTTTATGCGTATACTAAGCAAATTGATGAAACAGGAACTCCCTGCATATACTATACTGCGTTCACTCCACAGTCTAACTCCAGCGGATACTTTGTTCATAACAAACTCAGTTATGCACATGGTCAGTATCCTTTCATTCCATATCGCAAGGAATTTATCCGTAAGTCAATAAACCAGAGCCGTGGCATCCCAGAGATTCTGATGACTGAGCAAGCCGAGATGAAGGCACAGCATGACTCTCTGCGTGACAGAACCTCTATTGAGACATTCCCGCCTATTCTTGTTAAGCGTAGAGGACAGGGCATCACTAAGATTGGGCCTGCCGTCCAAGTGCCTATCATGTCTCCAGATGACTTTAGATTCATGGAGCCTCCAAGAGGCACACCAAATCTGGCGTTCTCTATCATCCAACAGGTTGAGAAAAATGCGGCTGTTTATTTTGGTATCCCAAATGAACTTGTCCCGCAGACAACTACTCAGATTATCCAGCAATCCATTGTTGATGACTGGCTGACTGTTTGGGCTGAAGTCTACACTCATGTGCTTCAACTCTGCCTGCAATACATGCCTGCCGAGGAACTGGAGCGTATCACCTCTATCAGCCTTCCACAGAACATTACTGACATTGCCTCTCAGTTCGACTTTGAGGTTAAGTTCGATGTCCGTGACCTTGACAACGAATATGTGATGAAGAAGTTGCAGGCCATTAATCAGTTCGTTCTTCCGATGGACTCTGGTGGTGCTATTGACAGAAACAAGTTGGTTGCCAAGTTGGTCGAGGCTATCTCTCCAGATATTGCCAAGGATATCATTATTGACCAAACTACGGCTTCCCAGAAGATGTATCGTGATGTCCAGACAGACATCGCCCTCATGCTTATGGGGATTGAGGCTCAATACACCGAGAATGACCCTACAGCCCCTTCTAAGATGCAATACGCCCAAGACATCATCCAGAAGAATCCAAAGGCTCAGCAAGCCTTGCAGGGGGACCAATTCTTCCAAGCCCTATTCCAGAACTACGCCAAGAACCTGCAAATGTCAATACAGCAACAACAGAACGCTCAGATTGGTCGAACTGGTGTTACGCCTGTCTCTGACCAATTTGCTCAAGAGCAACAGGCCATGGCTCAAGAAGGTCAACAAATGAGCCCAGAGCAACAGCAACAGATGATGATGCAAGAGGCTTATATGAGGGCTAATCCGCAGGCTGGTCAACAAATGCAATAATGGAAAACTACGATAAAGCAGTATTCTCGTTCACCGATGGTGTCCCCAAGCAATTGTGGACATCTATTATAATGATTCTTGACCAAAATATTAAGGTTGAGACTGAATTGGCTCTTAGCCCAGAAACACAGGGCGAAAAGCGTGTTCATCAATGCGGAAGGGCAAACTCCTTGAGAGAACTTAAGGATATGCTTGTTGCCGAAAGAAAGGCCGCACTTGACCAAGCAAACATCAATTGGGCTACTGACGAAACCCTTAAGTAAGGGCAAAATCATATAAAATCGAAAAACAGCGGTCAGTTGCTTGACGATTACTATTTGGGCAGTAAATATGCCTTAAGTTTCTGAGAACTTAAAACTCTGATACAAAAAACAAAGGACTTGGACCTTAACCATGACTAACGAAAATAATATGGACGGCACTCCAGAGGTTACACCTCAATCTGCCAAGAATAACTCAGTTCTTAATGAAGCGTCCCTTAAGGATATCCTTATGCAGGATTTCTCGCTGGTTGAGCAAAGCGAGACGGATACTGGCGAATCCGAGACAAATGACCCAGAAGCCTATTCTAGCAATGATGAAGACATGGACTCGTCCATGAACTTTGAAGAGCAGGGTAGCGAAACACAAGAACAAGACGCTGACGAGGAACCAGTCAACAAAGGTGTCCAGAAGAGAATCGACAAACTGACGGCTAAGCGGAGAGAGGCAGAAGCCAGAATCGCTGAACTGGAAGAGAAGATTAAACTCATGGAAGCCAAAGAGACTGAAGTATCGGCTCCTAGGAACTACAAGGACCAAGCAAACCCATATACAAATCTCAATAGTCGTGCGGAAATCGAGGCAGAGATTGCCCAAGCAAGACAAGTGAGACGCTGGTGTGAGGAAAATGCTGACGGAGTTGTGATTACCCAAGAGAATGGTGAAGAAAAGATTTATTCCGCAGAAGATGTGAGAAGAATCAAAATCAACGCCATGGATGCCCTCGATGAACATCTGCCCAAGCGAGCCCAATACATAACGGCTAAAGAGCAGATAGACAAGGTTGCTGAAAACGAATACAAGTGGTATAAGGACCGCAGTTCCAAGGAACTGCAAATCGCCCAAAATTTCATTAAGGCGTTCCCCGAAATCACTAGGTTCCCAGACTATAAGATTGTTGTCGGTGATTACATCCGAGGCATGAAAGCCAGAGAAGGTAACAGACAGCAGGGTATTCAGAAAGCACCAGTTCAGCCCACAGGAAACTCTTCGTATCCAATTAGCCGAAAGGACTCTAATGCTAAGGATGCCACTTCAAGATTCCTAAAGTCTCGTTCTTCTTCTGACCTAACAGAAGTTCTGAAGCAGTTTATCTAAAGAGTTCAACTTCAACATATTATTCCCATGGCAAGTCTTACAGAAAGAAATATCGTCTCTGGTAAGCGAGAAGCCCTCGCTGACCTCATCTCACTCGTTGATGCTAAGGACACCCCCCTTACATCGATGGCTCCCAAGGCCGCTAAACCTGGCAATACTCACTTCCGCTGGCAGGTTGACTCACTCCCGAATGCTACTGTCCACACCGCTGGTGTTGTCGATGGCACAGATGTGAATGTCGCTACAGACCCTGTGAACTTCGTTAAGGATGGCTCGACCCAGTATCGTTATGAACTGTCGAACCACATCCAAGAGTTCCGCAAGTCTGTCCGTGTCTCCCCTCTCACTATCGACATCGCTGTTGTCGCTGGCGTGAAGGATGAACTGGCTAACAACATCTCCAAGGGCATGACCATGCTCAAGCGTGACATGGAAAGAACCTTTGGTTCTGCTAACCTTCCTAAGTCCGACAACGGCACTAACCAAGGTTATGTCAGCCGTGGCCTTGACTCATGGATTCGCCCAGTCAAGACAACTGGTGGTGTGGTCGGTAACGACAACTACCTCGATGTCCCGACTGCCTTCCTCACCCCTGCGACTTCTTGCGTTGGTAACGCCACCGCCACAGTTGAATCGACAACGAATGTCAACACCCTCACGGAAATTACTGTGCAGGACATTCTGACCTCGATGTATCAGCAGACTGGTCAGTTCCGTTCCTACGATGCCCTTGTCGGCCCTGTCCTCAAGAGAGCGTTCACGAACCTCCTCTACACCAACAGAGCCGCCGCCACGGATGTCGCTCAAGCCCAAATCCAGACCATCAATCGCAATGGCTCTGACTCGTCATACATCTCGTCTGTCGATGTCTTTGAAGGCGATTTCGGTCAGATTCGCCTCCATCCGTCCCTGTTCCTTAAGAACATGAACTGCGGTTACATCCTCCCGATGGACCTCCTCGAAATCCGCTATGGCGGTTCCGTTGCTGGCATCAAGGAACTCACCGACAATGGTGGTGGCCCTGCTCGTCTTATCAATGCCATCGCTTCACTCTGCGTGAAGAACCCGCTGGCCTTCGGTAAGTTCGACTACGCTGGCTAATCAGCATGGCTAACGAGATTATAACATCGTTAGCGGAATCGATTCCCTCCCACCTCCAAAAAGAGGTGGAGAGGGAACTTCTCCGTGGATGGAGAATGAGCGAGGTCAAGGCACAGCACCAAGCAAAGAGCATTGCCAACTTCGGTCATAACAACGAGGCTAACACCATTGATGGTGTTGGCGTTCTTAAAGCGAGAATACCCCCAGACGCATATCACTACTGGGGACATAGGCTTGGCTATGAATGTTGGAGTGATAAACAATTTTTTAACGAATTCCTGCGAGACAACCCAGAGGTTGCCGTGAGAAATTACACCAAGAAAACTGTTGTCCGTGGGGCTATCTTCACGGCTGACGGATACCTTACATGAAGACTGTAGATTTCAGCAGAATACTAACTGATGCCATCCAACTATGCGGTCTGGATGTCAATGATATCACAGTTGATACCTTTACCCAGATGCGGGATTTGGCAACAAACCGCCTCAAGATGGCTTGGGAACACGACAAGTGGCCCGACCTTACAAGATTTGAAGAGAGAACTGTCCAGAAAGAGAATGAAGTCTCTTATGTGACAAAACCTACTAACGCCTCAGAGGTGTTTGCCGTTTGGGATAGAAACCCAAATGCTACAACTAGGGCTATGAATCTTGACTTCAAGATTATCCATACTGACACAGAAGAGCGTCTTGTCTTTAAGACCAGCGTTATCTCAAGCGTTTGGATTGAATACAGAATTGAACCAATAGTCCTTACAGGCACTCCTTGGAACTCTTCTACTACTTATTACCAAGGCTCACAGGTGGCATTTGACTCTGGCTCAAACACAGGCAGTATAATGCAGTCTGAAGGCCGTCCATTTTCACTTAAGTTTTATAACTGTCTAGTAACCAACACCAACAGTAATCCAGCGACAAACACTACGAATTGGGCTGAAGTTAAGATACCATATATCTTTGCTCAGTATGTTTCTAGGGGTGTGTTTTCGGATTATCTGAGGTCTGAAAGTCAACTTGAGTCTGCAATGCAAGCAGAACAGGAGGCTAGATACTTCCTTGACACAGAGGTGGACAAGATTGCTAGACAGCAAGGCCAAATCAATAGACTTAACTTCATAAAATCATACTAACATGTCACACATATCCATATCATCTCCGTTCCTTGTCTCGTTTACACACGCTGACATTGCCGTTGATAACGCCACTCCTACTCAACTTCTTCCCGCTGGTGCTTCTGGCACTAAGCGAGTCCTTACAGTCATCCAGAATAAGCATGCTTCTGCTGTCATCCAAGTGATTCTTAACACGACAGGTAGTGTTGGTATTGCGGTTGCGGCTGGTAGCAACATCTCGCTAGATAACTACAACGGCCCGATTCGTTGCATCAGCACAGTTGACGATAGCATCGTCCATCTCGCCTACGCTACAGTCTAATGAGCATCAATGTCAATGTCGGGAATCTGATTCCTGCTGATGTTGTTGAAGTTGGGCAGGAAATATCGGCAGACCAACTAGCGGCAATAACATCGGCTTCTAGCCCCTCTGCCGTAAATCCTTTTACTACGGCTAGTCATGGTCACGCCATTTCTGCCATTACAGGTTTGCAGACTGCCTTAGATGGAAAGGCTAGTGCTACACATACGCACATTCAGTCTGACATTACTGGATTACAAGCATCACTTGATGCTAAGACTCCATATGGTCATAGCCACTCTGTTGCTGACATAACAAGCCTTCAGACGGAGTTAGACGGAAAGGCGTTACTAACACATAGTCATGTCGTTTCTGATATTACTGGCCTTCAGACTGCCCTAGATGGCAAGGCAAGCACTTCGCATTTGCATACTGGCGTTTACGCACCTGCTACGCACTCACACGCAATTGCTGATACTACTGGATTGCAGACAGCCCTTGACGGCAAGGCAAGCACGACACACACGCATACAGGTTACGCTCTGCTAACAGGTGCTACATTTAGCGGAGAAATAGAGACTCCTTCTATTGGTAATCTTCTTAACGCTGACCTTGTAATTGACTCGTATAACGACACGGGTGCTGGAACTCATTATTACCATAAATTTACTCCATTTGATGGCAGGTTTGTTCTTGCTCCTAATGGAGGTGGCCTAGTTTTTCCAGACACTACAATTCAGTCTACTGCGTCCTACTCAAAGGCTCAATCTGACGCTCATCTTACAACAGTTGCTGGCTGGGTAAATACTAAGGCCGACTGGGGACATACGCATGCAATTGCTGATGTTACTGGACTTCAGACTGCCTTGGACTCCAAAATGGCGGCTACACAATCGTGGCTTGAGTTTGACATTGGCAGAACTTTTACCATAACAAATGGTGTTCTTTCTTGGGATAATGGAAGTTCTACATTAAGCCACCCCATGTCTGGCAATAATGCTGGCAATTTTGTTTTTAACAAGAAACTAGCCCTCTTGCCTCCTACCGCTACCGATGCTGGCATTAACATCGGCACAATTAATTCCACGGCAAACCTTACTAACTCTGTTGCTGGCGATGTTTGGATTGGGACTTGGCAAATGGCCTACAAGACTGCAAACGGAACTCTTGTTTATAGTGCGGCTACAAACGCATCTAATGTTTTTGGGGCTCCTCAGATAATTGATACAACGCATAACTCTACACCAGCCCTGCGTGTTACGCAAAAGGGAACAGCAAATTCACTTGTTATTGAAGACTCAACAACTCCAGACACATCTTCTTTAGTTGTTGACTCTGCTGGTCGTGTTAGTATAAATTCAAATCCTGCAAGCCCAATAAATACATATTCAGATTTCTGGGTTCAAGGAAGGGCAGAAAATCAGTATGTTGGATACATGTTTACTGGAGGAACTGGGCATGGTCTTTATATTCAAATTGCAGATTCAAGTAAAAATGCCCTTACGACTACTGGTGGTGTTGCAAGATTTTATGACGGAATTGCATTTGGAACAAACACGGCAAAAATTCAAAATATTTCGGCTCCTGTAGTTGCTACTGGAACATATAATCAAGAAATACAAATTACCATTAATGGTGCTAATTATCGCATTCCCTGCCGACAGGTATAATAATGCCTAACGCAAACCGCCAATCAACAGGGGACAATGGGTTTCTAGGAATAGATACTAGAAGCAACCCATCTACGCTTAAGGATGGCGTATTGCAGGATGGCAACAATATCAGAATAGACCTTGCCACATTGCAGGTCAGAAAAGGAATAAAAAGGCTTCTTGAGCCCAGCATTTGCACTTCTATTGGTAAGATATACGGAACTGGACTATACACTAAGCCAGACGGAAGAGAGTATATAGTTATCGTATGTGAAACCGCCTTGCATCTTTACGACATAGAGACACAGGCTGTCTCTAACTCGTATGCGTTTCCATACATGCAGGTTAATGGAAATAGATATTACAGGTCAGTAACGGAAGAGCAGACGCAGGTGTTGCAGGCTGTAAACAAAGTCTACATTCTGCGTGGAGAAACCAAGAGATTCATAGATGGCAATGGCTCTGTAGGACAGCGTGTTAGTGCTACTAATGGTTCTACAACAGTAACTGTCACAACTAACCTTCCACATGGACTTGTTGTTGGCGATGAATTCGTCATTGAAACACCGCATGTAGAACTTAACGGCCCGACACCGACATCGAATTTCATGGTGAAATCAACGCCATCGGTGTCATCGTTTACATACGAGATTCCTGTTGCTTATAACCAAAACAATCACGGGCCATATGTCATACAGGTTGCAAAGCCTGTTCTTGTTTTTGACGGAAGCAATGTCTCAATAGTTAGGCAGGGCATAATTGACGGAAGTGTTTTTAGTGGAACTAGCCCTACTGCTTGTGACTTCCCTCCTACAAGTAGGGCTATATATCACAAAAACAGACTTTATTGTAAGTATAGCAGGGATGAAATTTGTGTATCAGATTACCTTCCCAATGTTAATGGTGATTGGAAGTTTGACCTTACTATACAGGCTCTGACTATTAACCAAGGTGACGAGCAAGAGATAATGGGTTTCTATCCTTGGACTAGAGACGAGATTCTTGTTTTTAAGACTAACAGTATATATGCGGCTAAGTTTGCGGACAATACATCAAGCCCATCTGTAATCCTTGCGGAATCTTATGTAAGAACGCTTACCTTTGAACTTGGCTGTGTGTCGCTTAGAAGCGTAGCCAATGTCGGTGGCGTTGTATTTTTCCTTTCTTCAAAGGGTATATATGCCCTAGAACCGCAACTTGATACAAATCTCCTATCAAACACGCTTCCTTTGTCGATTAATGTTCAAAAGTATATCAACAGAATCAACCAAAGATTCGTTCATAAGTCGATAGGCGTTGTTTACAATGGTAGATATTATCTTGGAGTTCCTATTGATAATAGTGAGTATATAAACCATATATTCGTCTATAACATCAATAACAAGATGTGGGAATCTGTAGACACATTTCCAAAAGATTTTGCTACATTTAGCCAATCCGAGTTCAATTCTCCATATGCAATATGGAACGATGATGTTAACAAGACATCTATTTACATAACAAACGATTGGGATGCTAATGATTCTGGAAGCCTTCCATCGGCTGGCCTTTTGCAGGCTGGTGACTTTGTAAACATTAGCCATGTGGAGAGTGGATACTTCCCTTGGACTACAGGAATCAAGTCAAACCATCAAGTTCAACTTGGCAGGAATAGAACCAACTATCAAACCATAGACTTTGACATAAAGGCAGAGAC